GTTGCTAGGTCACCTGCTTGTGTTGCGGCATTGGCTAACAATGTTGCTAGTATGCCTGATTGTACAGCTGCGTTGCTAGTTAAGGTTGTAATTCCAGATTGTAAAGTTAGTATATTACCTTGTAATATTGCTACATTACCTTGTAACGCCGAAACATTTGTTGTAATACTAGATGTATTAACTGAAGTAGCGACGCCCCCAACCGTTGTTCCGTTATGAAGATATAAGGTATTAGTATCGGTATTAACTATCAATTCACCAGGGGCACCAACGTAGGTACTAATTGCCGCTGTGTTGCCTCTTCGTAACTGTAATCTTCTTGGTGCCTGCATTATATTATACCTAGGTCAACGTTGCCACTGTAGTCTGTAGTGCTTGATGTAAATGCGTCTGTTTCAAATGCTGGATTAATTCTTAGTTCAGCATAGACGCCATAGTTATCATCACTATAAGTAGGTGTTTCATGTACACCATTGTATTTTAGGAACGCAAGTTTGTATCTGCTCTGCGGTAGTGTGTTAATAAAATCACTAGTCAGCATACAATTTGCTGTAGCTGTGCTGACATTACTAACCGTTACACTCACGTTTGATACTACGTTGCCTTTTAAATAATCAATAATATAACCACTAAAGGTTAGGCCAGCAATATTAGCCGTCTTTTGATCTTGGTTCTTAAATTTGATAACAATAGGGTTATCTGCCCCGCGATAAATTTCGATTGGTCTTTGATACACGATGTTGTTCCTTCTGTCAGAAATGGCAGGATCGTTATAGTCCAAAATCTGAACAGTGAAAATATTCTGATATAAATAACTTGTGATTACAGGCACTTTTGCTTGATCCTTTAGAGTATTTATCGCGAGATGTATGGAAGATAGTTACAAGAATTTATTAGATCAATACCCATTTATTAGCTATCTCACCTATGGTGGCAATGAATATATAGGGATTGTACAGAACGCAGACGAATTTATTACTACTATTTACGACTATGCTCTACTCAGAACCTTAGATCAAAAGACTCGCTATTTAGAACTAGCAGATCAATGGTGGTGGGAAAGTAATAGGCTTGTACCTATTAACGTATTTTTAAAACAAGATTGGGTAGAGTTTAGAGTCTGTTTAAAGACATTCAACAGTAAGGATGTAATTATACAGCACGGTCCTTACATTAGTCTTAGAGAAATCAGTTCAAAGCGATCAAAAAGAAAATCAATTACGCTTGTTCGTCGAGTAAGTTAAGATTTACCACAACCAGTTGTGAATATGCAATGGCATGCGCCTTCTTAAAACTATATTCACCTTCAACTTTATCCCAAACAGTAAGACTAACATCTTTCCAAGTACGACCTATTAGGTGACGTTTACCTGGGCGTATAACTGCCAGGAACATAGCCAGTCTGGGAATAGTATCCACAGGCTCTGGCATTTTAAGTAAGGTATCATAGTGATTATTAATATGTATTAACTGCTGACAGACAGCAAGATCATATAACTTTGCCCAGTCTGGCTCTCGCATTAACTCTATTAGATGTTGTTCGCTCTTAACTTGCTTGTATAGATTAACATTAAGTAAGTCTAGTTTCATATAACCACGATCTTCAGCAGTTTCATAATCTAAACTAGCATACCCTGTAAATGGATCTACCGGTATATCAGTCGCATAAACCCCTGTGTTGTGCTTGATCAATTTACCGTCACGTAGAATACTAGCAGGCGTTGTAGACAATACTGCTAATGCTTGGTCACGGTCAGCAAAGTCAATATCAACGTCTGACTTAAAGTTTTTCAATGATTTTTCCTAACATTGCGTCTGTTTGTTTTTTTGGGTCATTAATTTCAGCAGTTAGTTTAGTTACCTGCGCTTCTAAACGTTCTACTATTCTAATTAAGTATAACACATCACTGCGTAGGTTAACAACCTCACCGGTTAATTTTTTAATATCTTCCATTATAATCCGGCTTCCTTTAATATCACTTTAACCCATTCAGTATCTGCCATATAATCTTGGAAGCGACGTTGCCAGTGGTCCGGATCAATCCAAGGTAAAATAATATTAATTTGTTCTTCTGTTAGGGTTTCAAGAAATGCTACACCGGATTGGCAATTAAACACAATCCAAGGACTAACTCGACCGTTAGCAATATGATGACAGATTCTATTAGTACCACCGTATCTAAAATAATCTCTAAATCCATTCTTAAGTTCAAGATGTTCGTCAGCATATTCCTGCATTTCGATTAGAGCACGTTCGAGCGCATCTTGTACTGCTTCTTTCTTGATGTAGGTCTGTAGATATTCTACATAGACTGCTTCGTGTGTCCAGTGGTCTAGCTTTTTGTTTTGTTTAATGACCCAATCAATGAACATCCGAGGATTAACAGCACGAATACTAACCATGTGGCGACCAAACTTAACAAAGGCTGTGTAATATGGACTGCCAACGAAATCAGCATAGGTCTTTAACTTGGCTGATCCTTGGGTCATTTCAAAGAAACGTAGGTATGCTTGATAGCCGAATTGTACACCTGTTTCTTTTTCCTGTTGCCAGCGTCGCTTGTTTTCACAGAGATGCGCCGTAAGAGTACTTTCCTTACGGAATTCTTTATCGCAATATCGACACTTATAACTTGGACTTGATTGTTTTATCGTCTTGTCCGTGTTGTCTTGCCAGGTCTTCAAGATCTCGTTTATCATTAATTTTCGCTAACAGTTCAATTTCATCTTGTTTCATTGTAGGGAACATTTCTGCTAAGAATTTCTGTGCTTTACTATTGCCTTCTTTCTTTTTAGTACCTTGCCAGTAGTGGTGTTGCTTGCCCATATTAGGACTAACACTGGTACACAGCAACCATTGTAGTTTTGGGTGTTTGTTTAGATCAAAGAAATTCTTATTTACACGTTCATTAGTGGCCATTAGATAGTAGGCCTGTAGATCGCTTGATCCAGCAACACTAGCACCATACCGCAACATTAGATATGTACTAAATGCCTTGCGTTGCTCATCAGTAAACTTGTCATAGTAAGCACGATCCTTGCGATCAAATGCTGCCATTTCGTTGCCAATGTATAATGGATCGTTATAGTCTGCCGCCATTATTTGCCTTTGCGTAGGTAGTTTAAAATTTGACTAATACTTTGCTGCATACTTTCGTATTTGATTCGCATTTGATCTAATTGTTCGCTTTGGATTGACAATCGTCTGTATAGATCTGTGATAATATCCTGTTGTTCGCGCAGTTTTTTATCTTGACTTAATAAGTTAGGACGAGGCGGTGCGTTAGGGTCTACAGCACGCTTCTTTTTAGGTCTGAATTGTTCTGGGTTAAATGCCATCTTTGTATTCCTTGCTTAACTTATATATCATTATAGCATGATCTAAGGCTTCTTGTAAAGACTGATTTGTTTGAGCAGCTCGGCGTATATTACCCCAGAGTTTATCTTCTTTTACTCGATCTAGGGTAGATCGCATCTCCTGTGTGTACTCTTTGGCCCAAGCATCAATCTCAGCAGTTGGCACAAACGATGCGGTAGGATCGACTTCTACCATATCTTACTGTAGTCTACAATTTCACTCTGACGGCTAATGTCTTTGACAAAGTATGCGCACATTGGACTAGCACCTTCTGTAATTGGCACTGCTAACATCTGCCCTGGCTTAAGTTTAGGAAAGTACCATTTAACATCTTGATAGATATCTACGATCTCAATTGGTTCAAATTTAGGTTTGAAACTATCCAAAGGATTAAATGTATAAGCACTAAATCCACGATCATTGATACTCGTCAGCGGTATGACTTCTAAGTCACCGATATCAGCTTCACCGATTAATATCTGCCAGTCAACTGGCATTTTAACTAGGTTGCCACCAATGTTTAATACTAAAGCTGGACTATTAAATGATTCTAAAAAGATAAGTGGAATAAAGAAGTAGTCAGGATTCTTTGGATCGCTGTTATCTAAGATAGCAAAACGAAGATCATCTACTTCGTCAGGTATTTCGTTCATTTCGTACGCTTGATTCTCTAATGTTAATATATGCATTACTGCCACTCCACCTTTTCTACAGCGAACGGATAGTTCGCATCTTTATAAAATTTCTTACGTGTTGTAATATGCCGCTTGGCAAACTTACAAGTCGACGTTATGTCCCAGATCTGGACGAAGTCTTTGTCTTCCGCTTTGCGAATGCCACGCCCGATACTCTGGATGACCCTGACAAACGATTTGCCAGGCTCGATAAGCACAAGATTAAAAATACGAGGAATGTTAATACCAACAGCCGCAACACCATAAGTGGCCACAGCAACCACGTCATCACTTGTGGCAAACTCATCATAACTTTCTTTTCTATCATCTGCTTTTGTGCCCCCAGACACGAATACAGCACCTTTAATTTTTTCAACTAATTGTTTACCCGGAGCAATACGATCTACTAGAATTAATGTATTGCCGCTAGCACGAATCGATTCTACTAGACTAGCAATGTAATCCAACCTAGCTTCAGTTTCTAATAGATAACGCAGTTCGGCTTGATAGTCTTTATATTCTACGTAATCAACCAGTTGTAGAATATTTACATGACAGTTAGCCAAGACTCCTTGCTCTTGGAGCTCACTAGCACTTAGTCTGCCAATCACATCACCAATACTACATTTAAGGCTAACAAATTCAAAGTCTTCTTTAGGTACAGTACCAGTTAGACCCCAACGGATAGGTATATGTGACATTACACCAGTTAATAAAGTTTTTAGTGCTTCTGCCTTGGCCATATGTACTTCATCAACCATAACACAGACAACATCCTCAATGAATTCACTAATAGTGATGTCAGCTTCTCCACCTTTGGTATTCTTAAGTAAGATGTTTAGACTTTGCCAAGTACAAATTGTATGTGTACGCCCAAACTCTTTACGATCACCGAAGTATACACCAACATCTAGTCCTAGGTTGATATAGTCTGCTTCTGTTTGTGTTACTAGACTTTTGTTTGGTACAATTACAATAGTTCGGCCGTGCGGTTCACAGCTATAACTTAATGCCGCAGTCATTAGAGTCTTGCCAGCACCTGTGGCAATTTCTTGTATACACTGCGGATTTTCTAAGAAGTTGTTGACAATTTCAATTTGATAGTCACGCAGTTTGACTGGTTGTCCTGCCATTGGGTGTTTGTTGGGCCACACTTTATGCGAGAATGTGTCTTCTGTTACTTCAGTAAAAGCAAATTGTGTGCTATAGTCGCGCAGATCTTGTAGCTCAATGTCATAGCCGCGACTGTCTAGGTAAGGAATAATTTCCGGCAATAGATTAACATAGGTACTACCGCCCATTTGAAAGAACGCAATCTTCCCATCCCATCTGCCTAGACGAACTGCCGGCAAATATCTTGCGCCAGGGATTTCATATTTAAATTTATTGCTGAGAAATTTACGCTCAGACAGATCTAATCCCTCAATCTTTACATTAACTTCATCTTTAATTATCAGTTTTGCTGTAGCCATTAATTGTCTTTGTTTGCCCTGTTTATCATTGCTTTCCCCCAACCGTTTCTACGCCAAGTTAGTAACTTGGATAGGAATTCTTTTTCACTAGCATAGTCCCCAGTTAAGTTTAGTATACACGATTGTATGTCACGTGTATAGTCTTCATTTAAAGTAATTGTCCGATTTATACCAAAATCTAAATCAACGGTATACGGATAACTAATGTCTTTAGATGCTACAAAGTGTTTTTGATAGTCAGTCAGGGCAGTGAATAGATTACCATCGAATTTTAATGTTACGAATTCATTAATTAACAATTCAATTTCACCTTTGTTCTTGTGAAAATATTGTTGAGCATCTCGAAGTATGTCTTGATTAAATCCCATTCTAATAAATTCTGCGTTATTTTTAATATACAGATCCAACCACCCTCTATACCGAAAGTATAAGTCGGAAATAATACCCATGTTATTATCAGTAATGTAAGTTGATAGTGTAGAATAGAATTCTTCATATGATATAGTTGATGTAGCATTAAAAAATCTTGAATATATCTGTGTCCACCCATAACAATGAAAGTTAACTATTACCCAAGAAAACATATACGAGTCAATTATGCTGTCTGTGGACATAGTATTCGTTTCGCTGATGATTAACATCTTTTCTGCTATGTCGTTGTTAATAGTAAAATTACTGTGCATAAAATTTTCAACTTCGACACCTTTAATTCCAAATTTATCTTTGTATGCCGGATGATTCATTTCACTATTTTCTAATAGCATGGCATAAAATACATCAATACATTGATGTTGTCCTATTGAAATTAAATTAAGTAATCCTCGTCTCCACGACTCAGCAGTCTCCGATGGTAGCCCTATTATTAATTCTGAATAATGGGTTAGTTGTTGTTGGTCTAATAACCTAAACAGTTCTTCAGCGTTGTTAATATCCATATTATCACGCTTAATATTACTAAGCACAACTTCGTCCATACTTTGAAAACTAATAGTCAACCCTCTACTCATATTTGAGTTGTTAAATAATTTAACCATATCCACAATGTGGCTGTTGCTATTTTTAGTAAATGATATATTTAGATTACCAGGATAATTGTATTTGCTTTTGACTTCACAAATTTTATTTGCAATTTTATAATCACGTTCTTTGAAGATACCGAAATTCGCATCAGCAATTACTACATAATCTATACCGTGTTTTCCAAGCCATTCTATTTCGTTATATACTCGTTCTTCGTCAAACTTTTTGATCTTACTATAGGTTAGGCTCCCCCAATCACAAAATGTGCACTGGAATGGGCAACCTCGATTTGTTTCTAACGTGGTATTCCACAGCACCCCAGGATTATCTAAAATTAACTGATCAAATAATCCAGTTAGGTAAGGACTAGGGATAGTTAGATCACTTAGTCTGGATGACTGATATATTTTTTTCTTTTGACCATTAATGAATTGCTTTAAACATTCAGCAAACGCTACTTCGCCTTCTGCTAAGACCACTGAATCAACATATGGATGGTGTTTAAAAAAATCAGTTTCTAATGGTCGATTGGGTACTTGTGGACCACCAAAAATAATCAACACATTTGGAGCATACTGCCTAATACGTTTGGCCAAGGCAATACTATATTCCCAGTTCCATAAGTAACAACTAAACGCGACCACAGAGCCATCAATAACAGACCTAGCAACATCGTCAATATCTTCTCGAATATATATTAGTTTTTCAAGATGATAATTGTTGGCTATCTCCGAGTCTTGAATAGCATAACTCCATACCATTCCTATAGAGTATGGTAACCAATAATTAGGTTTACCATACTCTATAGGAATGG